ACCGTGAACGAACAACAAGGCTCTTATGCGGGAGTTCTCTATCTGGAAGGTGAGAAGTTTGTGGTTGAGACCGAGGGGGGTGGATCCGGGGTGCGACTTCTCCGCCGACCGATTATGAAGTATTACAGTTTAAGAAAATGTTTAAGTTATAATCGATATCTTAATATCTTAATTGGTGGCCGAGGTATAGGAAAAACATACCAGTTAAAAAAGTATGTGATCGAGCAATACCTGAAAAGCAAAAAACAATTTGTATGGCTTAGACGATACAAAACAGAGATCAAAGAAGCCACAGATGGATTTTTCACTAAGCACAAAAATAACTATCCAGACCACAAATTTGAGATCAAAGGTAAAACCGCATACATAGACGGCGAACAGGCAGGGCGATTCATCGCACTGACGAACGCCGATATTCTTAAAGGCTCCGATGATTTTTCAGCAGTAACAACAATAGTCTATGATGAATTCATCATTGACAACAAATCCTCATTCCGGCGCTATTTGCCGAATGAATTAAGAGTGTTCACCGACCTGCAAGAAACAATATTCCGAACGCGCCAAGATGGCAAGGTGTTCATGCTGGCAAATGCCCTGTCAATGGTAAATCCATACTGTTTAGCATTCGGAATAAAATTTCATTATAACCCCTTATTCAAAAACGATTTAATATATGCTGAAATGTTATCCACCACCAATGAGTTGGCATTCGCAAAAGCTACAACTCCGCAAAACAAATTAGCAACCAAATATTTACCTGAGTATAATGACTATGCAAACAATGAATCATTCCTCAACGATGACTACTCACAAATCGAACGAAAGCCAAAAGATTCAATTCAACTTTTCAATATTAAAACTAACAACAATATAATATATTTCTTTTTCGCTTCCAGTTCGCAAGCATTATACGCCTGCAAAACAGGTGACCCTAAGACAAATCCATTAACTGTAAACAAAATAGCAGAAAACAACCGACCGCACGCAGGAGCCGAGATTAAGAAGATAAAGTCCTTTGCAGTGGCGGGGCGCCTGTTTTTTGAAAGTTTGCAAATCAAATGTGAAGTGGAAAAGTTAATATATAATAAATTATGAAAGGAGTAAAACAAAATGAGTTTATCCGTTGAGCAAATCAAAGAAATTGTTGATCGTGTCGCAAAAGCGGAAGATGTAACCGAGATCGGCCCCGATCTTGCAACAATCACGGACACCTTTGTTGACTATGCAAGTGAGATTGAACGCTTGACTGCCGACAATGCAAAACTGGTTGATGATAATAACCGCATTCGTGAGATCAACGGTAACCTGATGATGAAGGTAGGCGAGAAACTTGAAGTTGAAAAGCCAGAGAGTGACCCGCCCGCCAACGATGAAAAATCACCTGATGAAGTGATTGAGGAGTTAAAGGAGGAAGAGTTTTTCGATGAGCTCTAATAAGAAAATGACCGAAGCGGCAAAAGCGCAAAAAACATTGAATGCGGTTCGTTCTATGATGAGCGAATCCGCGCAGGCCGATGTTCCTGCCCTTGCCGAGGGTGATGACATTAGCAAATTCGCAAACCCGATCTTGAATTACAAGGCGCACACAAATGAATTTATTTCTGTGCTGGTAGATAGAATTATGTTTACCGCAGTGGAAGTAAAGCGTTATTCTAATCGGCTTGCTCGCCTGAAAAAAGGCCGACCCTATCCGCTGGGCACCGATGTTCAGCAGATCTATGAAAATCCTGTCAACCCGATGGGGTACAACGGCGAAAATCTTTCCGCCATTTTGAAGCTGTACAAGGGCGACACCAAGGTGGCCTATTACAGCAGAAACCGGCAAGATGTGTTCCCGCTTTCTATCAATCGTGAGGAATTGATGGGTGCTTTTGTTTCCTATGAAAGTTTTAATCGTTTTGTATCTGCAAAAATCAATTCTGTGTTCTCCGGCAATGAGATTCGCGAGTTCAATCTGTTCAAGCAGGCCATTGTTGACGCATACGCAAACAATGTTGTCCTTGGCCGTAAATTGGCAATGCCCGCCACGAAAGACGAAGCGGAAGATATGGTAGCCACCATTCGTGAAACAGCCATGAATATGACTTTTCCGTCAACTGCCTACAACAATTATATCAATCAGCCCGGCGCAGTCGGAGACCCGGTGGAAACTTGGTCTGAAGCTGACCGCATTGTAATTATTATTCGTTCCGATTTGATTAACAAATTGGGTGTTAAGGTTCTTGCAATGGCGTTCAATATGGCGGAAGCCGATTTTCGGAATAATCTTATTGTAGTTGATTCATTCGATTATGACAACTACGATTTGGAAAACAGAAAGCGCACCGGGAAAACCCTTTCCGATATTGGCTTTGTGATCTGCGATGAAGCGCTGTTCCAGGTGTATGACAACATTCAAACGGCGGCTGAGGATTTTATCGGTTCTTCCCTGACCTGGCAGTATTTCTTCCATGTGTGGCAGATCTACGGTATTTGTCCGTTTGCTAACGCCATGGTATTTGAAGTGCCGAAAGCGGATGCTTTGCAGGATTTAACAATCACCGACTTTCATAATCCAAGCGGCGAAAACTTTGTGGAACTGAAAGCGGCAGACGCTACGCAGACTGTTGACTATGCAACAATCCCCGTTGACTACAAGGTGAACAACATGCGCCTTGAATTTGAGCAGGTGCTTGAAAGCGCGGCAAAAGATAAAATCACCGCTGAAACCTTGGCCGACTATGTAACGATCACCTTTGATCCAACCGCAAAGACAATCACTTTCACCGGTCATTCAACCGCCGATAACACGCACACGGCAATTGTTCTTTGCAACATTATTGCCGACGGTGTAGCAACACCGGTTGCGGTGGTTGTAAATTTTACAGTTTAACCGTTATGTTGAAATACAAAAAATTCAATCATGACGGAAGCCTTGAATTTGATTGCCCTGCAGCCGGTGATTATGGGGTAAATTTCATCGACACCCCCGCTGAAACAGAAGCAACTGACACAAGAACAGTTCCCGTTCTTTCCGGCGAAACATACGGTAAAACAGAAAATGTTAACGGGATGTTACAGCTTGTTGATGTTGCATACGACAATGCAGAAACTGGCACTTTTGAACCGCTGGGGTACAATGCGCTTTCGCAAGTGAGCGCCAATGAGTGGATCAATCGTGGTTTTTATGATTTGGATGTATCAATCGCCGGTAAAAACAATGATCAATTCAAGGTCACAGTAAAATCAACCTATCTTCACGGCGTTGCTGGATTCCTTGACTTGCCCCTTATTTGTACTTATTGTCTATATGTATACGATAATAAAGCAAATATTATCGGAAAGTATGTTTTCAGCATTCGCGTGACTAAGAAAACATAAAAGGAGTAAAACAATGGCAGTAACTAACCCTACAACACGATTGGATCTATTTACAGTTCCATGGGGTAAACCCGAAGAATGTCATGCCATTGTCGATTTCCCAACGGCGGCGGCGCAAGTCGCCGCCTTTGATGGTTTGGCGGCGAAAGGTGTAAGCGCAACAAAATTCAATTATATCAAAAAGGATCAAGCCTTTAGGATTGAGGGAAACTTTGCACGCTTTGAAGCATTCAACTATTGTCGCTACCAAAACCGTGATTTTGTAAACCGGCAGGGAAACAAAAAATGGTATTATGCATTCATAGATCGCGTTGAATATATCGCACAAGACATTGCAATGATTTATATCACAACCGATTACTGGCAAACATATCAGTTTAATATTACCTATTACAAATCAATGATTGCCCGCGGTCATGTTAAAGTTAACGATGACACTGTTGGTCGATGGTTGCAACCTGAACCGGTGGGGGCACCTGCCGACTATGAAAAGGAAATTGAAATTTTTTCAGGTGGTGATTCATGGATTCCTTATTGGTCGATTTTGAGTGTTTCAAGGCCACCCGGAGCGGGTGAAACCGGTTGGGTTTATGGGGGATATGGCAAGTTAGATTCAATGACTGGTCAGTATGCGGGTTTTATATATGATCATAATGTAATTCAAAAAATAATTGACGCATACGCAGGTACAACGGATCGAAGGCAGGATATTATAGGTTTTCGTTGCGTTCCTTATTGGGTTTATTCAAAGTTAAAAAACACTGGTTGGCTTGTACCTATCACTGTTAATGGCGTTGAAATAAACTATTGCAAGGAAAACATTACGATGACTTTAGATACTGAAGCGGAAATAGCTGGTTCAACTTTGGCGTGTGGGTATAAGCCACGGAACAAAAAAATGCTTACTTCAATGTGTCGTGTTTATATCGTTTATAATTATAACGGTTTTAGCCAACCCTTGCGACCTGAATTTATTAAGGGAAATTCAATTAAAATGACCGCAGAAATGCGGCCTATTGGGTCAAATGGCTTTAAGTTGAAGTTGAAAAATTATGCAAAGCCTGCTGAATCGGTTTTTGATGTTCCTTACTCGTTTGAAATGCAAATTGGATACAATGAAAACGGCGGTGTTCAAGGTTCACTTAACCGTATGAATGCAGTTGCGGGTGCAATTGGAAATGTCGCCGGATTTGTAACCGGTGCGGCAACTGGAAATGTGGCCGGTATGGCTTCAGGTTTAGCGGGACTTGTTAATACAGCTGGAAATGTTGTTTCCGCTTTTGATTCCAAGGTTGCAACAAAGGGCAACCAAAGCGACACCAATTCTATTTCAAGCGAAAACTGTAAATTTAGATTGGTGGACTGTTCACCCTTACCCGATGAATGTGGCCCAATTGACGATTTTCTTGATTTGTATGGGTACGCTATAAACGAATGGCACCCTATTTCCACATGGAAGCACACGCGAAAATATTGGAATTATATTCAAACAGTTGATTGCAACCTTAAAGTGAACGCACCAGCACCGGAAGCCGCTTCAATTCGATCTATGTTCAATTCAGGTGTAACGATTTGGCATTATATAAATAGTTTTGATACCTTTGGCAATTATTCATTAAATAATAGGGAGGCGTTTTAATGGAAAATCCTGCAAACACAAAGCCCTTTGCGCTTTATCACAGCCCAGCAACAAATGGCACATTCGCAGGTCAATTCAATTCAATCTTAACTGCAACACAACTAAACCAAATCTATCAATGTTACTTCATGAATATTGCCGCCACAGTGTTTGAGTGGGAAAACCTGCCGGAAACGGTTGACGCTGATTTTTTAGAATTTGCATTGATTCAAGACGGAAAAGCCGCTTTCTGCAATGATCGCGACCGGGGTTTTTTAGGGCTACGCGCGGCGGATCAATCTGTATTGAATCTGTATGGGTATCCTGTGAAAATCAATGGCTACGGCATAAATTTTAACCAAGAATACACCGCAGATGATTTTGTGTTAATCAAAAATAACCCGATGTGGACGCCAACGCTTTTTTATATAAATTATTTTGTAGACAAAATCGCAAAAACCCAGCAAATTATTGATATAAATGTGAACGCACAGAAAACACCGGTAATTTTGAAAGGCACTTCAAATCAAAAATTAGCGCTTGCGAATCTGTTTGCAAAATATGACGGTTCGCAGGGGTATATCTTCATTGACAAAGACAATGATTTCAACGATTGCTTTGATAGTGTAAACACCGGGGCACCGTTGGTAGCTAAGGATCTTTATACCCTGCTTGAAAGTTACAAAGCTGAATTTCTTTCTTTTCTTGGCGTTAATAATGTGCAAAACGAAAAAGCGGAGCGCCTTATTACCGATGAGGTAAACGCAAACAATCAATTTGTGTCTATTAACTTGGAAACAATGTTATACGAACGGAAAAGCGCTTGCAAGCAGATCAATGAGCGGTTCGGGTTGAATATTTCCGTAAAACCGCGGGTACAAAGTGAAATAATCGAAAGCGACAAACCCGCCTTTGATGACGCAGTTAATGACGATGAACCGCAGGAGGTGGAGTGATGGCACGGTATACCACAAGTTTGGAAGTTGTTGTAAACAACTTATGTAAGGATAGAAATGAGGGTTTATATAGCCGTGTTGATTCAGCGCGTGAAAAGATCTTTAATTTCTATTACCCAACTCCGCAGAAAATAGAGGACTTCAAGCGCTATTTTGAGATCCTTTTTATTTTTCATTATTTAACAGACGAGTTTGCTTTTGAAACTTTCTATTTATGGAAAGTAAAACTTCAATCAAAATGTATGGAAGTAATGCCCGGGTACGCGAAAGCCTTTGATGGATTCGCACAAATGACCGCAGATTTGGCCGTTGCAAATCAAAAGTTTAATCGCAAAACCGATTCAAACGCCATAGGAAAAAGCAAGTCAGCCGGTTCTTTTTCAAATCAAAACGATTCAAATTCAACCATGCGCGGGGCGGCAAGTGATCTACCTGGCAACATGATGAAAGCAAAAGATTTCAACTCTATTGAGTACGCGGACCGGGCAAATCTTGACACCGCGTCCAACAAAGCAACGGATAAAGGATCAAACACCACCGCCAATGACACCACAACAAAATCAAACCAAATCGAAACAATAACCGGTTTAACAATGCCCGCCGGGGAAGTTTTCCGGCAATTCAAAAATGAAGTAAACGGCCTTTATTCGGAGTTGCTTGACGAGTATAAAGGGCTATTCATGCCACTATGGTATTAAGGAGGTAAATTTTTTATGAATTATCCCAAACCCGATGTTGACCCGATCGCGGTTCTTCGGCGGTTTTATTGTAACCGAATTTTGCCGCAAGTTTACGATGATTCATTGTCTTTTGAAGAATTGCTTTATGGTGTTTTGAAAAAGATGAATGAAGTAATTGAAAAGGTAAACAGTTATGACGAGTTGATAAACTATGTAATTGATTTACTTGAAAACATTGATAAACATATAAAGGAAACAGTTACGGAGCAGTTACAAAAGTGGTACGATGACGGCACCCTGAAAGAAATTCTTGCCGTGATCTGCGACCCCTATTTTGACGAATTCCGAAAGGAAATTACACAGTTAAAAAAGGATTTTGTGACTTTCAAAAATCAACCCCATTCAACTTACATTGATTTTGAGCGCTGGCTATTGGGGTACACATACCGTGGTGAAAACCTTGCAAACGCGGAGCAGGAAACAAACCGCTACCCGGTAAACCAAGGCGGAGCACGCTATACTATTGGCGGCAACCATTATTATGCTTGCGCTTTTGTGCCCCGGGGGCACACCCTTGAATTGCACCCCACCACGGCGGCGGTGGTGATCTTCAACTATTCCAACGGCGCACAAGTCGCCCGCCGGGATATTGAGGGTTTAGGTCACGCAAATTCCATTGTTTACAATTCAAAAAGAAACAGTCTTTTTGTAGCCACAAGCGAATTAAACGGCGCACCGTCTAAGACGATCTTTGAGTTGAACCCTACCACACTGGCGACAATCCAAAAGTATTCTTCGCCTGCCGGGTACAATGAAAGCGCTGTTTCTTCCGTTGCATACGATGAAACCAACGATCAAATGTACATTTCACAAGGGCTGAATGTATATGAATGGAACCCGGCAACCAATACCGCGTCAAATATGGTTGCTCTTTCAAACCCCGGGTTTGACTATATTATGCAGACCGTCAAGGCAAATGCAACCGCTTTTGTAATGCTGACCTATTCACCTAATACAATTCGTATATACGATAAATCCGGGGCGTATATTCGTCAGTTCACGATTCCACAATATTTGGACAACCAGCGTTTTTGGTCGGGTGAATTTGAAGATATAACCGTAAACGATAAATTTTATGTTTACGCCAATTCGCAGGGCATTACAGCCGTAAACCCCACAGATTCAATGATTTCTATTTGGCGCGGATCGCTTTTGCAAGGTACACCGTCTTCAATCAAACAAACCACCACGCAGGGTTACGGCGCCGGATATTCCACTATTAACAACCTTATATATGTAAACAATAGCGTTGATAACGGCGGAATATATCACATGAACCGGTCGCCCGATGGAACGAAAGACAATCCATTTATTCAAATCTTTCAAGCGATGGATCTACTGGCCTCCCCGATTTATCATCAAGAGGCAGAAATTCGCGTTAAAGCAGGGGCGAATTCCTATCGATGGTTTAACATTGCAAACGGTGGCAATGTTTATATAACTGGGCGGTATGATTCAAATGATCCGCCCGCTACAATGCCGCGCCTTATGGGCTTAGTTATGCACAACTGTAATTCGGTTACTTTGGATAATTTGAATATTGCTTGCTCAAATACTAATAAAGCAAACCTTCCCCATACAATCCGCGCGGTAAATGTGAATAAGTTACTTTGCAACGATGTTGAATTGATTTATTCGTCAGGTAAAACCGCGTACAATATGCTGAACACAACCCTGATTCTATCCGGCGGCGGTTCCGGCACACTGAAAGAATGGCCGACAACGCCTTGCATTCGCTTGCAGCGCGGATCCCAACTTTACGGATACGAAAAACACAACATTGGAGTAAACCTTGAATCCGATAACACCCTTATTTGTCAGCGCAAGATTTGCGATGCGCAAAACAGGACTTCCGGGTCGATTGACACCCGGTCAGATGGTGGGGTGCAACCTTGGTCTGCTGAAATGATTTCAGGCATGGTTCAACATTCCAGCCGAATAGGCGTTCGGTATCATTCCAGCGCTTCCGGGGTTGAGCGAATTCAGTATTTCTACGGGTTCAAAAGCGGATCAGCGTTTACAATGTTAGTTACCGAGGGATCGAACACTGTTAAGGTTGCGTTTGACGGAAGCAGGATTTTCACCGTGTCGGACGCTAACGGACTTGTTGTTGACGGAATTGTTTTTGAGGGGTGATTAGAATTACAGTTGAACAGTTAACTATAATTCTGTCGTCCGCGGTCACGCTGGTGGGTACTTCGCTCACCGCGTGGCTTGCGAATTCAAAAACCTTGTACAGAATTAAACAACTTGAAAAGAAACAAGAACAGTACAACAACTTACAACAAAGGGTTGCACTGCAGGAACTGCGCCAGCAGGTAGCAGACCACCGCATTCAAGATTTGGAGGATAAAGTAAAATGAAAAATGTTTCAAAAGATACCATTATACGCACAATCGTGACTTTTGTTGCGCTTGTAAATTCAGTTTTAACCATGATCGGCAAAAACCCTCTACCTTTTTCGGACGATGAAGTTTATTTGTTTTTTTCCACACTTTTAACAGTGTTTTCCACAGTTTGGGTGTGGTGGAAAAATAATAGCTTCACTTCTTCGGCCATTGCCGGTGATATTGTTAAGAATGAAACGAAAGAAAGGGGTTATACCGAATGACCTACGATAAGTTTTACAAAATGTGCAATGGTAAATTAATTGACTATGACCATGTGTCCGGCGTCCAATGCGTGGATTTAGCAAAAGTTTACTTAAATTCATGCTTCGGGCTTCTGCCCGGAGCATGGGGAAATGCGGTTGATTATTATACCAATTATTCCGCACATAAAGCCCTTGTTACAAATTTTGAGAGAATCCAAAACAATCCTACTTTCGTACCCTTAAAGGGTGATATTGTTGTTTGGGGTTCAAAAATCGGCCCTTATGGGCATATCGCCATAGCCACCGGAAACGGTAATACAAAGTGGTTTGAATCGTTCGACCAAAACTGGCCGAGGGGGTCAAAGTGCAAAAAAGTAAAGCACACCTATAAGGGGGTGCTTGGTGTGCTTCGCCCTAAAATGCGCGGTGCTATTTTCGACTACCCCAAGCCAAAAATTGGATCGTCAATCACATTGACCTATGTGCGCGGAGTGTATAAAGGTGCAGGCGCAAACACTGGCCGGAAAAAGATCAAGGAATTGACTTCGGACGGTAAAAAGCATTGTTTGAATCGTGACGAAAAAAACAACATTGCATACCTGAAGCGGGGCACAAAATGTACTATTCTTGAATTGGTTTACAAGGGTAATAAAAATATTTGGGCGCGGATCCCCTCCGGCTGGATTTGCATATATGATTATAATATTGCCTGCAAGCGGTACAAATAAAAAGACCCGGGGAGAGATCCCCGGGTTCTTTATTTTAGCTGAAAAATAATATTCGCACTTCCGCTATATTTTGAATTGTTGAAAACAATTCATCATTGCAATAAACACACTTTGTTAAAAGGAAGTTGTTGAATTTGATTTGAATGTTCGTGCCGACAAATGTTGCTCCGGAAAAAGTTTTTAATTCAAGCACCTTGTACCCTCGATCTGCAAGGATAGCTTGTAGCGCGGTTGATACTGCTGGTTGCATTTTTTTCTCACCCTCTTTTACTTTTTCTTCATGCTTTGGATTAAACACTTCACAACCTCCAATTTCAGGAAAGGTTTCGTTTACACCTGCAAAACCTGCGTTAATCAAATTCTTGCATATGTTATAATATGCACATTCCGTACATTTCATTTTATAACACCTCCATTGGGTCAAATTCAATTCTTTTTACTTCTGAAATGGCGAGAAAACGCCCTTCATGTGTCAATATATATGACTTGCCACCGAAAGTAATTAAACCACCATGTTTTTTCATTAAACACTTGTCGATCATATCGCGTTCGCTTTCGTCATAATCATCAAGCCTACACACAGGTGAAAGGCCAGCAGGTAACACCTGTTCAAGAATCACCGGAGGGGTATTCACATCAATCCATGCGGTCCCGTCTACCTTCCAACCTTTCCCAAAAGTCATTTTAATTTCATTCATTTTTCCACCTCGCTATAACATTTCTTGCCGCGTGCATTGATTTTGCGTTTGCGTTCATTTTGAATACTAAAGCAACAACATTGCTTTCTTCGTGGACTTCAATTAGATACCTTATTAAGTCCAAAGCGTTTGAAAAATAAATAACTCCTCGCACACCGGTTAAGGTGTTTGGCGCTCTTAGCGTTATTTCTTTTTTACCCTTTAGCACCTGATTGATGAATGAAGCAAAATACCTCTCAAATGGCTTTTTTATTTCTCCCTCCCGATCAAAGCATTTTTCAGCCCAAGCGAATTGTTGTTTGATTAAAAATCGAATCACTTTTTACACCTCGTTAATATTATAGATTGTTTCGTCAAAAGATTCAATTTCACGCAGAATGGAAAAGCGTTGATAATTGAACCGTTCATAGAATTTACAACCCAAACGGAACACATTGTTATAACCCTCCTCAAATTCATCAATAGCCCTATCAACTAAATTTTGATACTCTGCCGGTAATTCATCATACTTTGCAATCTCATTCAAACCGGAATCAAAAACAATGATCGGCTTTTCAAGATCAACCCAATAGGGTGTTGCGTATCCGTAGTGGCGATCCCATCTTTTTTGAATATTGCTTTTCATAATTTTACTCCTTTTAATTTAGTTGTTTCTTTCCTCATTTCTTGTCTTAATTATACCACGAATGCCCAAATCTGTAAATAAATTTGAGCAAATTCGCTTAAATAATCGACACTGTTTATTAAAAGCGCGTTCCGCGCTCGCGTATCTTGAAGGTAGACTCACTTAATTCTACGCCACCCTGCACGGTTTTGCTTTTCAAAATACCAAAATATTCCTGCTCAGTGTTGAAGTTTTCAAAAGTGATTTGATTTTTTACAATTTCATTTTGACCCAAGCCTGCGGCCTTTACATCAAGGTTGCCTTGCTCGTCCTCTTCTATATACAATTTTGCGCCAAGGAATTTAGCCCGCGAAAAACTGCTTTCATGTGCCATACAATTAAATTCTGTGTCACTGATTTTGACTCCCTCCGGTGGATCATCGCCGATTAAATGTAGACTATCCGTGTCACAATAGCAACAACGATCTACATTCTTGATGAAAAGGGTTTGAATGAATCGCCGGGCATAGGCGGTCACGAATGCGGCCACCGGGACATACACTGTTTTGGCAGGGCGAGGGGTTTCGACTGTTTTATATGCAAGAATTCCTTTTTCATTTATATATGGTTGTTTAACAAATTTATCATTGCTGGCACCAAATTTTCCATACAGTGAATTAAGAAATAATTTTGCAATACTTCTTTTTCCTGCATTTTTTTCTATTGTTGCTTGCATTTTCATTTCTTTGAAATGGTTTACATAATCAATAAATATTCCTGAACGGCCTATAAATTTATAACCACCTATATATTGAATTTCTTTTATATTGTAACACTCGTAAAACATTTCTAAATCAACATTAGTTAAATATAGGTTCACCATTAAACAACCGGTGGTTGTTATATATTCACGAGGGTTGAATCGTTTATCATTCTTTATTTGTATTGTTGGAATTTTGCCTTTTTTCAATTCAAACTGCGCTGTTATAAACTGTATATATAGTGGGTAGATTGGATCGTCTTTATATTTACCCTCAAAGAATACCGGAGTGCCTACCGGGTATTTGTTGTCCGGATCGCTCATTACTGATGGGTACAAACTATTTACATCGTACACCCTCCCATTACCTACCTGTTTACCTTTATATTTTGGATTCACATAACAATACCCGCCTTTGTAGGCGCGCTTTAACAAGTGGTATAAATCATCATCAAGGTGCGGAAAGTATGTTAAAAATTCATAATTTGAATAATAGCTATTTTGTTTATAATAGCGCATAGCGTTTGACGCTATGGTGTTGCGCTCGTGACCCTCAGCCCTGAATTGCTTAATTGCTTTGGCTACAATAATGACATCATTGGTAATATATTCGATTTCTTCCGGGGTCATAGTATAGTTATATCCGCGAAAGGTCGCATAGTCTATGGATCCTTTTTGCTCTTTTATCCCAAAAGACTTAGCAATTTGCGAAACGCTCATGTTGAATATTTTTAGTGTGTCATAAATTGTAACATGCTTTCGCTTTGTGAAGTTTATTCTATAATTATAATGAACGCCTATTGAACTGATTAAGCATTCAACGGTTTTTGCTTTTCTTGCTTTGGGATCATCATTATATTGCCATTTTGCAACACCCAAAAGATAACTTAAAATATAACTTCCATCGAATTTTAAGTTATGAAACCCAATTAAAGAACCGTTCGGAAGTCCCCGAATTGCTGATAGCCAACTTTCAATATTATTTCCGTATTGAATATTCGATAAATTATCAACCTCGACAATAGACCACGCCCATACAGACATGACCCCGCTGTCAGGGTCCTTTTGAGTTTCAAAATCGGAAATAAATTCGCTCATGTTACTTTTCCTTTTTCGTTTTTACAACGCCTTTTACACCGTTGATTGCCGTTCGCATTCGGTCATAGGCTTCTTGGTATTTGCTTTCGTCCTTAGACTCATAGGCCGCCCACATCACTTCTACCGCTTCAGGCCATGCACGATTTACTGAATCCACCTGAATAATTGACAACCGTTGCCATTCGCTAACTAAATCCATAAATCCCAGGGCTGTTAAAGCGATCACAACATTATCTTTGAATACTTCTGCTCGCGCTTCGTTGAATGATTCAAATGTTTCTTTTTGATATTTGTACATAAATTCTTTTAAGGCCTTTGCAGATTTGAATTCGGTTTTGGCAGGCGTTTCATTTCTAATAAACGATTGTATGCTTCGCTCTTGCTGCTTTTTTATGATTCGCGTTGTTTGCGTTTCGATGGTTTTATATTTACCTAATTGAATTATTTTTTCTTCGCGAGTTGCTCCGGCGGTTTCTCTTAGCCGATTTATTAACTCATTGTATTCCTCAACTGTTGTTATTTTTGCAAATTCTTTATCAACATTTAATATCTTTGGGAGTACAACCCCCTGATATTTACCATGCGCTTTCAATGCGGCGGCTCGTCTTATCCAGTAATTATAACCGCGAATAGTGGCGGCAAGCTCTGCTTTTCTTTGTTTGGTATGAATAAATTTTTTCATAAACTTTCACCATTAAATGATTATAGCCCGGTTATACCGGGCTATAATTTTAAGTTTTAATAAATTTACAGTACAGTAAATTTATATGTATGGCCGTTTTTCGTCTTGACCTGGCAAGGAACGATCTGCAAGGGTTCAGCAAAATCCGATCCCCAAATAGACCGAACAGCCTTGACACAACTGTCCACGCCAAGCGCCATAGACATATATGCGGATCCATCTTCGCACAGGAAGAAATAACGGTTGACCGGTTCGCCCTGATCGTTTACGGCGGGTTGGTCGATAATCTGCACCACGGATAGTGTTTTGTTTACTGCCTCACTGAACGGACTTGCATTCGTCAGTGCGCGAAAAAGGTTTACTTTGCTTTCATGAGTTGTTGCTTTTGCAATGAGTGTAGTTGTTTCCATAGTTGGTTTCTCCTTTTGTTTTAGATTAGTTTTGTTTGGTTCAAAGGGTGAGCGCTCATTTCCTTTGATGAATATATTATATCACATACGGTACTATTTTGTAAAGGTTTTTGAGGGTTCGCTCATTGTATATTTTCATATTACAATCTGTATAGAAGAGTACCGGACCCGAGTTGGTTCGATTGGGGAAAGTTTATTTTGATACTAAAATGACACTATCAT